TGATGAAGCAAGTGCACGTGTATTAGATCCTATGTTCCCTGTTATAGAAGGTGCACTTACTACAGTAGGTTCTGTACTTGTTATGATTGGTAATCCTACACGTACTACAGGTGAGTTTTATAACTCGCATAAGAAACGTGGTGTAAAAGAACTCTATCACCGTATGCACATTAAACATACTGATTCTAAATATGTAAGTTTAGAATGGGTTAAAACCATGTGTAAAAAATATGGTGTTACTAGTCCTATATATAAGGTACGTGCATTAGGTGAATTTGCTGATATGGAAGATGGGCAATTATTAGCAATGGGCTGGTTAGAAGATGCACGTAATAAAGATATAGATGTTAAAGGTGAAAGTTTTACTATAAGAATATCAGCAGATATAGCTGATGGTGGTGAAGATGAATCTATTTATAATGTAGCGTTTAAGTATCAAACTTATACAGTATTTAAAAAGATGGTGCGTAAATCTTTTCCTGCATTAACTGCCACTGATGATAATGCAGATGCTATTGTAGAGTTAATAGAATCTATACCTGAATTTGATAAAGAACGTGATGATATTGTTATTGATAGTATAGGTGTAGGTACAGGTGTTGCTTCACGTTTAATACGTTTAGGTTATAGAGTTATACGGTATAAAGGTGGTAATGATTCAGATAATACTAAGAAGTGGCGTAATAGACGTGTACAAAGTTATCTTGTATACCGTGATGAACTTGTAGAGGGCAATATTTATTATGAAGATGAATATTGTAGTAGTGAAGATTGGGATGATTTTATATCACAAGCTTTAACTATTAAAACTAAACCTTCTATAGAACGTATTGAAGATTTACTAACTAAGCAAGAAATGAAAGCACAAGGTATTAAATCACCTGATATGATTGATTCTAAGGTTATGATTTTTGCTACACAAACACCACAAAGTTTTTCTAATGGTGGCACAGATGAATTATTGATCATTCAAAATTCATTAACTGATAACTATGATGCAGGGTTAACATAATGAGTAAATTAGAAACTATGGCGCAATCTTTTGCGGATATGTTTAAAGCTACACCTGAAAAAAAAGTAGTGTTGCCTAGTAATGATGTGGCATGGTCAGAAAGCATTATGTATAACGGTAAAGACTTCCCTAAGTATAATCCTGATGATTTAATAGGTACTAAGGGTGCAGGCATTTACCGCAAGATGATGCGTGATGAACAAGTTAAAGCAGTAACAAGATTTAAACGTGATGCTATAACTTCACGTGATTATATGTTTATAGTAGATAAAGATGCATTAGGTGAAGATGAAGCTGATCGACGTGTTAAGTTAAGTGAATACATTTTAAGTAATATGAAAGGATCTTTTATTGATTCACTTAATGGTATTATGACAGCATCTTACCAAGGCTTTTCTATATCAGAAAAAGTATTTAAACAGCTTGAATTTGAAGGTTTAACATACTGGGGTTTAAAAGCTTTGAAAGTTAAACCTTTTGATACGTTTAAGTTTAATGCAGATGAATACGGTAATGTAATTAAAGTAACACAAGAAATGGATGGTAAAGAACAGACTATTGATATACGTAAGTTTATACATTATGTACATAACCCTGAATATGATGAACATTATGGGCAATCAGAATTATATGAAGCGTATCGGGCATACTTTAGTAAAGATATGGTAATTAAGTTTCAGAATATTTGGTTAGAAAAACATGCACAAGGTTATAGAGTATTAACACAATCAGATGAATCAACTTTAAAATCTAATACTGCTGAATGGAATACTTTAGTAGCTGCTTTAACAGCAGGTGGTTCTATGATCTTACCTAAAGGTACTTCACTTAGTATAGATTTTCCTTCTAATAATGTTATGTATAAAGAAGCTATTGATATGTATGATTTACATATATCACGTTCTTTACTTGTACCTAACCTTATGGGCATAACACCTACAGGGCAAACAGGTAGTTATTCACAATCAGATACACAACTTGAAGCTTTTTTATGGACATTGGACGCGGATACTACACGTTTAGAAGAAGCAATTAATGAACAGTTGTTTAGGCAATTAGGTGAAATTAACTATGGGGATGATTTATGGCCACGGTTTAAATTTAAACCTGTATCTGAAAAAAAGAAAATGGAGATTATAAAAGTATGGAAAGAATTAGTAGCAGGTGGTGCAGTTAAAGCTACAGAAACAGATGCTACACACTTGCGTGATTTACTTGATTTTCCTAATGCAGCTAAAGAAGAAGATGAAACAGGTGTTACCAGCACATCACCTAATACAGCATTGAATGGTGCACAGGTAACATCTATGGTTGATATATTAACTAAAGTTACTACACGTGAACTCTCACCTGATGCAGCTATTAAAATGTTAACTATTGCGTTTCCAATAAATACAGTTACAGCCAAACAAATGATTGATGATGCTTTAAAAATTGAAAGTTCACCTGATGCAGATAAAACTAAAACTAAAATTAAACCTAAAGTAACTATACCTGAAGGTGAAGAAATAGATGATGCTGATGATGATGTTGAAATAAATGGTGAAACAATACAACAGGGTGCAGCATTATATAGTGCAGATGTTATATCACGTGCTACTAAACGTGTTGATTTTAAAGTTATAGAGCATAAAAGTATTGATAATGAAGTTAAATACATACCTGTATTTTCAAAGTTAGTTGCACAAATGGGTTTAGATGTAATGACTAAACTTGATAATTATGAAAGTGTTGAAGATATTAAAGTTAAAGATATAAAATTTAATGCATCTACTAAATCAAAAGTACAGCGTTCTGTTAATAACATGCTTAAAGATGGTTGGAAAATTGGAGAACGTACAGCAGCTAATGAAGTTGATAAAGCTAAAGGTGAAGTATTTAGTGCATCACATATAAATAAAGAACGTTTAGTATTTGTAACTAAAGATTATTTAACTGATCGTTCATTCTTTGTTGCAGGTAAACTTACTGATGATGCACAAGCATTAATTGAAAACGTTATATTGCAAGGTATAAAATACGATAAGACTTTTGAACAAATTAAAATAGATATTATTCAAACATTTGCAGATAAGAATATGATCAGTATAGAAGATGCTGAAGAAGCATTAGCTGAAGCACTTGTACCTAATCCTGAAATTGATGTTAGTGGCATTAAGAATCCTACTGCACGTATTGAAACAATGGTACGTACTAATACGTTTGATGCTATTAATGAATCAAGATATAACTTTTATACTGATCCATCATTAGAAGGTTTTGTTGATGGTTTAGAATATTCAGCTATATTAGATGGTAGAACTACAAGTATCTGTACGGAGTATAATGGACATAAAGCACCTGTTGATGATCCGATATGGTCTACAATTCGACCACCTAACCACATGAATTGTAGAAGTTTACTAATACCTATAACAGTACTTGATACGTGGAAGCAAAGTAGCCCACTTGATATAGGTGGTAAAGATGTTGAACCGGCTAAAGGGTTTGGTTAATGGACATTAAAACAATATCAATATTACTAGGTATAACAACAGCATCTTTAGCTGTATCAGCAGCCGGTACACGTGGTGTTATTTACTTAGCGGATAGTCGTTACATTACTCAGGAAGCATGGATAGCAACAAAGAATAAAGAAAACATTGAACAGTTAACAAAAGAAATACGTATATTAGAAATTAAAGTTAAATACAATGAAGCAACTAAAAGTGAACAAGTATTACTTGAAGAACTTAAACGTGATTTAGAAATTAAGTTGAAAGGTAATTAATTATGGCAACTAGAAGCCCATCATCTATAATTAAAGCATGGAATTTATTTAAAAATGATGAAGAAAATATACGATCTTCATATAATTCTTTAAAGATTTTACAGTTAGAGCATGAGCGTATACATGCTGGGAAATCTTTTAGACATTCTGAAGTTCATAGTTTAACTAGTGGTGCTACTTATGACCATCTTATAATACCTAATAGCGGTTCTGATATTCATTTACAAACTATGAATATTAAAGCTAATGCAGGGATTGTACATCTAGGTTTATATGAAAATCCATTTACAGATGCCAATAGTTTAGGTGCTGATGATACGGGTGAGTGGTTTAATCAAAATAGAAAATCATCAAATACGCCACCATTCAAAGCTTATGAAGGTGCATTTATAGATGTTAATAGTTTAGGTATTAGAATAAATGAAGATTTAGTTACTGATGTCTCTAAAGATGCAGGTGGTGCTGAAGAAGGTATACCTAATGAAATAGTTTTAGATGATACTAAAACATATTTATTAAGGGTTACTAATAATGCAGGTGCTATTATTGCTACAGTAGCTAAGTTTTCTGCATACGATGCAAAGGATTAAAGTATAGTTATGCCATTACCTAAACCTAAAGAAGATGAAGTTAAAGATGATTTTATTACACGTTGTATGGCTAATGAAGTTATGCTTAGTGAATATAAAGATAATAAGAAACGTGCAGCAATTTGTAACACACAATGGGAAAACAAAGGTGTTAATATGAACACATTAAAACTTAGTAAAGATGATAAAGATGATATTGTTAAAGCTGTACAAAAAGCATTTGCTAAAGATGATGAAGATAAACATGAATTCCCTGTTGAAATATTTAGTGTTGGTACATGGAATGGTATTAAAGTTACTGTTGATATGCTGCATGATTTTGCAGCCAATTTTAAACAGTTAAAAAACGTATTACGTGTGCCTTTAAAGTTTGGACATAATGAAAAGCAATCTATTACTGATGGGCAACATGCGTTAGGGTGGATTTCTGAAGTATGGGTTAATGGCAATACGTTATTAGGGCAAGTTAGTGAAATGCCTGATATAGTATTTAATGCTATGCAAAAGAAGTTATATAAAACAGTTTCTATAGAAGCAAGTTTTAATGTTAAATATAAGGATGAAACTTTTAAAAATGTTCTTACAGGTGTTGCACTTCTTGGTGCTGATCTACCTGCTGTTAACAACTTAAAAGATTTAACTGCTTATATGAGCGCAAAGCCTGATAATCTTTTACTAGGTGATGCAAAGTGTTTTACGTACAAAGACAAAGAGGATAATACAATGTCTGAAGATCTATTAAAAGAACAGCTTAAAGCAGAACAAGATAAGTTTGCTGCATCTGAAAAAGCACGCCTTAAAGCTGAAGGTATTGCTAAAGATGAAAAAGATAAAGCAGATAAGTTACTTGCTGATTCTGAAACGGCTAAGTTTGATACTGCTAAAACATCAGTACTTGCAGATTTAGAAGGTTTAGTTAAAGAAAATAAACTAACACCGGCTAAACGTGATGAACTGGTTAACTCAATTACTGATGATATAACATTAGCGCAAGTTAAGTTTAGTGCTGATACATTGAAAGATATTAAAATATCAGCCGGTGTTGATGATGAAGAAGAAGGTAAAGCAGGTAAGAAAGGTAAAACTGAAGCTACTGCTGAAGAAGTTATACTTGCAGCTACTAATAAGTTTCAAGCTGAAGGTAAAGATTTTAAAACAGCACAAGAACTTGCTTTTAAAGCTAATCCCAAAGAAGCACGTGAATACATTGATTCTAATGATGAAGCTGCTTAAACCTTTAACTTAACTTTTAACTGATATAAGAGGTATTTAATTATGTCATATCAAGATCGTATAGCCATTACTGCTGCTGCTGATCATGCATCTAATCAATACAAAGCTGTAGGTATTGATGGGAATATTGCAGGTACAGTACTTGCATCATTTGGTTCTTTACAAGATACACCCGCTTCAGGTGAAGATGGTAGTTTAGCTTATCAAGGCCGTATGAAGATGAAAGCAGGTGGTGCTATTGTTGCTGGTAATTTAATCGGTGTTAATAGCACTGCATTTTTTGTTGCCGTAAGTTCCGGTGCTCCATCATGTGGTAAAGCACTTGAAGGTGTATCTAGTGGTAGCATCTTTGAAGGCATTGGTAACTTTGCAGGACAGAACTAAGTAAAGCTACTAAACATTTTTTAATTAATTACGAGGTACTTAAAAATGAGTGCAACACATAAGCAAATGCACATTGATAAAATGCTTTCAGAATTCGCATTGAATTATAAACCTGAAGGTTTTATTGCAGATATGATCTTCCCTACTGTAAATGTACAGAAGCAATCAGATATGTATGCAACATTTAACCGTGGGGATATTTACCGTGGGGAAAATGATAAGCGTGCAGCCGGTACAGAAGCAAAGCAGATCCATTTAAACATTGGTTCAGATACATACTACGCACCTAATTATGCGTTAAAGTATCCTGTAACCATTGAAGATAAAGTAAATGCAGATCCTATCTTTATTCAAAGTCTGATCAATGCACGTGCAGAATTTATCATGGATAAATTATTAATTAACATGGAAAAACGTGTAGCTAACTTAGTTACAAGTGGTGCTAATGTTGGTTCTTATACTGCTGTTGCTTCAGGCTGGGGTGGTGCAGGTGATCCACTTGGTAACTTAAATGCTGCCATTGATAATGTGCACTATAGTAATGGTTTAATGCCTAACAAGATTGTTATGGGTGTTGAAGCATGGAAATCATTTAGACGTGATTCTACTGTACGCAACTTAATCTTTGGTAATAATAACGGTGGTGGTTATCCTAATGTAGCGCAAGCTGCAGCACTGTTAGATGTTGATCAAGTTCTAATTGGTGGTGCTTTCCAAAATACAAATGAAGAAGGGCAAAGTGAATCTTTATCAAGTATTTGGGCAGATAATGTACTTGTTATGTATGCACCACCATCACCTTCTATTGAACGTCCATCATTAGGTTATAACTTACGATGGGCAGCAGCAGGTTTACCTAACATGCAAGCTGAACGTCACCCGTTTAATAGTCGTACTAAATCTGAAGAAGTTGAGATCGGATACTACCAAGCAGAAAAACTGGTAGCCCCTTCTTATGGTTTCTTATTAACAGCTGTTAATAGTTCTACTTAATAGTTAAGTAATTAAGTGTAAGTAAATGGTAGGGGTTAAGTAACTAACTTAACCCCTGCATTTTAAATATAAAATAAAGGTATTTATTATGTTAAGTCCAGCAAAAACTGATAAGAATTGTAAGAAAGAAGAAGCACGTAAGAAAAAGAATCCTGCTGATTTTGGTAATTATGAAGGTAATAAACAACCTAAAGATTTTAAGCATAACATCGGCTTAAAGAAAGCATCTACTGATACTGAAGAAGAAGTTGTTGTACTTTCTTTAGAAGAACGTAATGCTAAAATTATTGAAACACTCATTTTAATTGAAGGCGGCAATTTAGAACATATAGCTAATAATGGATTGCCTGTTATAAATACAGTGAAAAGTTTAGTGGGTATTGAAGATTTAACTGAAGAAGAAGTTAATACTTTATTCTGTGAAGTTACAGGTTTAACACTTGAAGAAATTAAAACTAAAGCACTTGCGGTAGCTATTAGTACACTTGAAGAAGGTAATACAGATCATTTTACTGATGGTGGCGCACCACGTGTTGAAGTACTGGAAGCATTAACAGGTATTGCAGATATTAGTGCTGAAGAACGTGATACAGCATTTACTGTATTCACTGAAAATAAAGATGCTGATGGTGGTATTTTTAGTTTCTTTAAAAAGAAATAATTTAATTTTAACTATATAAAAACGCATAGCGTAAAGGCAGGGTTAATATGTTTATAACAATACATTGTGGTGGGTTACCTTTTAATGGCGGTACTGTTAAAGAACGTTCTTTAGGCGGTAGTGAATCTGCTGCTTATTATATGGCTAAAGAATTAGCTGCTAATGGGCATAACGTTACTATCTTCACTAGTGATATTAATGAAGGTATCTTTGATAACGTGCGTTATGTGTTTGCAGGACAGGCAACAGAGCAAGCACCACTAGGTGATCGGTTTCACCAGTATGCAGAAAATACACTTGTAGATGTATTAATTATACAACGTGCTATCACTGCATTTAATGTTAACTTTCCTGCAAAGGTTAAGTTGTTATGGTTGCATGATTTAGCAGCAAGTGCCCAACGTGATTTAGTTTCACAATCTTTATTTTCTATTGATGGTATTTTAACTGTTAGTAAAATGCATAAAGAACAAGTTGTTGAAGCATGGGGTATTAACCCTGATATTGTTTACCCTATTCAAAATGGTGTTGATCTTGAATTGTTTGACTCTAATAATGATTGGGCAGATCATTTATTTGATAAGTGGAGTGGTACAGGATTGCCAAAAACTTCATTTGATAAAAGCGTAAAAGAAACTTTTGATAATCAATTTAAACTTCTATATACATCACGTCCTGAGCGTGGACTAGATCACTTGATTAAACCTGATGGTATTATGGAACGTCTTTTAAAAGAACGGCCTGAAGCACATTTATATGTTTGTGGTTATGAAAACACTACACCACAAATGGCTGCTTATTATGAATCATTGTATGCACGTTGTAATGAATTATCTAATGTAACTACCCTAGGTGCATTGAATAAACAAGAACTTGCAGATGTTATGCGGCAATGTAATTTACATGTATACCCTACACCATCAGAACTAACACCTAAGTTTAAAGAAGTAAGTTGTATTACTGTTATGGAATGTGCAGCAGCAGGGTTACCTATGTTGACTTCTAATGTAGGTGCTTTACCTGAAACATCTGAAGGTTTGGCTGTTGAGTTGTTAGATTTAAAAGATGGATTGCCTAATGTAGATAAGTTTGTAGAACGTATAGTAAGTATATCTAATGATAAAGGTTTATTAAGTAATTCTTCAGCCTTACAGTTAGAAGAATCATCTAAGTTTGCATGGCCTGTTGCTGCTGCTATGGTAGAAGCTGTTATTGAAAGTATCTTTAATAAAGCATCTGATACTTCTAAACTTAAAGAACTAATACATTTAAGTGATATACAAGCTGCACGTTATTTACTTGAT